GTTACAGTACTTTAAATCTTCTTGCAGAAATCTTATATGAACATTCACATGAGGGGATAGAGCCTTGTACATATCAATACTTTTCTTTGAGGCATCTTTATCCAAACAGATAAAGCATTCTTCAAACCCTTTAAGTTCGCTAATATAAGTTTTCTTTAAATTTGTGCCTAATAACGATACGCCGGTATATCCGGCAGCGTAAACAGAACAGGCAGAGGCACAATCTTCCACAATAACAGCGACGCTATTATTCCCAACAATAAAAGGGTAGTCACTAGAGTTATAGCGCAGCCACTTTGGTTGCCCTGGAACATGCTTTAAAATCCTGCCTGCACCGTCTACACAAAGCCCATCGGATCGTCGTCTGATGGTAAAGACAACGCGATTAAGGCGAGGATCAAACATAATAGTACAAGCTCTGTCATAGTGCGCCTCTAAACAGTTATTCTTTTGTAGATATTCATGTGCCTTTTCATTTAGAGCAATGCTGGAGAAATACCAAGGCATTATCCATTCAGGCGTATCTTGTGCAGGCTGTCGTCCATGGCTTCCAATAGATGTATTACTCTGTATAGCTTTAATATCATCCATATTCCTAGGACCACTAATGCGACCAGCAATATGACAAGCAGCACGAAAGCAGTAATAAATAACTGTTCCATTATCCTTACTCACACTAAATGTATTAGGTCCGTTGCAAAGTGGACAATTCAATCGAATGTTTTGTCCGTTCTTCAACTGTACCGTCTTTAGATACGTCTCTATACTCTGTCGGTTCAAGTTTAATTTCCATTGCAAATGGTCTAGAGATTTGAATTAAATGGTTGCCCAACTTGTTAGCATCATCATACGTAAGATGGGCAACCATATCCCCAATCTCTAGGTCAATATGCCCAGAGACACGTTTTAACTTAATCAATACGCAACACCCTTAAGAATTTCCATAAATTTTGTAGTAACGGGGCCAGTAGAATTAGTATAATAATTCATTGGAAGATTATAGCGCACGCAAACGGCCTCTGCAAACTTAGGAAATTCATATTTTTGCCAATTATATAATTTCGTAGCTTCTTCTGCAGTGAAAGTTATTGTTACACTGTCTGGCTTAGGCGTATCATAATTGTACTTGTATTCCATATTAATTATTCCTCATAGTAATTACAATTTTCTCTCACTATCTTTTCAACTTGTTTTAAAGATATGCGTAGCTGTAACGCAATTTGTTCCTGCGTCATGCCTTCATCTTCATATAGATGAATTACCTTACCTTCAATATTAAAATGCTTACCGTGCTTATCTTGCGTCATTTAGTCAATCCTAAATGTTATTTCTTAACAACTTTAAGGGATAGCTCTTGTATATTCTGTAGGGTAGCTTTAACTTGTTCCATGCGTGCAGGGGGAAACTTAAGATCACCTTGAAAATACTGTATAAGCCTTTCTTTTAATTCCATAGCCTGTTTGTACACCCTTAAAGGGTTAGGACTATGCATATCTGTAGGCTTAAAATCATTACCAAGATAAAATCCTGTACGCAACAACAACGTGCTAAATGTGACTACATCTTGAATATGTTGAGGAGATAGTTCTTCATACTCGTGCTTGCATAAAGCTTCAATAGCTTCATCAAGATTATTAAACAGATTAAACTCACCATTAGTATCATCAAAATACACTTGGTATTTAACTGCTGCAGGATATATATTAATCTGTTTAATCTTTAGCATTGTCTATTTCTACCTGCAAAAGTACTAGTTTGTGAATTGCAATTTGGACATAATAGTCTTAGATTTTGTAATCTATAATCACTAGATATTCCGTTTATATGATCTAAAACAAGAACTAATTTTTTCTTTCTCCACATCGGCTTTTGCCCACACTCATAACAAATGTTTTTAAGTACATTATTTTTAAGCAATTTAGATTTGACATGACTACGAGAATATGGACTATTTTCTATCAATACGTCTTCTAGAGACAATATAAATTTACTGTCCTTTTTACGTATTCTAGAATTAAAATGAGAAATATCTACACCTAATTCCTTTATACGTTTTCTGACAGTATTGTGGTTAGATCCTTTGTTTTCAAAACCATAGTGCTTAAGAATTTGGCCTATACCAAAAGAATTTTTAACTAAGGAAATAAAATCCTCTTTAGGAGATTTCCAAATTATACTTGTTCTAGCTCTCATAAAGCGTAGTATACAGAAGAACATACATTATGTAAATATATGTTCTACTAAAATGGATGGGCCTCTACGGCTCGAACGTAGATCAAAGGAACCAAAATCCCCCGTGTTACCAATTACACCAAGGCCCATCAAGTTCAATTATCTTCTCCAGGAGCCCTTAATAAAGCGTCCTGTATTATCTCTCCAATTGTGATATGGCTTAAAACCAAATCCACCTAGGAAATTTCTTAATCTAATTCTAAGCGTTTTCATTTAAGTAACAGGAAGACGCTTAAGAAGCTTCTTACAGAATGCGTATTCTAAAGGATTACCTTTTAAAATATCATCATTAACCTGGTCTGTATGTTCCTGTAATAACGCCCTTAAAATAGTAACTTCATCATTAGTAAGATTTAATTCAGTACCAGTAGCAACATAATCAAAACGCTTAATACGCATTTTAAATCCTATAAAGTAGTGCGGCTTGAAGGGCCAAACCTTCTTTACTTAGCTTATTCTTGATGGCAAATAAGTACCGCTTTTAACTTAGTTAACTCTACGCTTGCTAGTAGCCTTCACAAACTTACCATGCTTATCGCGAACATTATGGAACTTTGCACGGTCAGTTGCGCTAGCAGAATTATCAACAACAGGGTCATTATCACTGTCCTCAGTTTCATCCTGGTAAACAGCGGTAGTAAACGTGCCAACCTTATCAGTAACATCCTGCAGAACAACATAACGCCAAGTACGACCCTTAGCATTAGCATAGTCAGAAGGAATGCTAACAACATCAGCAGGATTGACCTTAACTAGTACAACCTTGCTGCCAGGGCTAAAGTGAGGCAGATAGCCCTCCGAACAGAAATGAAGACCCCTAGAGCAAGTATTATGACGATTAGTGTCAACATCCTCGCGCTTCATTTCGACAGTCTTACCAGGACTATTATCAAACTTACCCGAATGAACATCAGTATAATCATTACGAACTCGCTTATAGGCAAGGAAATGACCATCAGGAGTGATAGGCATCTTACCCTTCTGCATGAACAGATAAAGTTCATTGCGAGAAGTCTCAGATGGGTTATTCATAAGATTGCGCAGGAAGGCAAGCATAGGATCGACGTTAAAGCCTTCCTTGACCATCTTAATGATATGCTCGGAAACAGCATTATTGACGGGAGCGCTATTATAATACACAACGCCATCTCTAACGGTAACCTTACCCTTACCAAACTTATTGATCTGTTCAGCAAGAGAAACGTTATTAAGAATGCCAGTCTTATCTTTATTCTTAATGGCTGTAATCAGGGCACCATAATACTGGTTAGATTTATAAACAACATGGGCCTTACCGTCAACAACAACAGTAACAGCATCAGTAGTTAAAACATACGGAAACATTCGTGATACCTTTCTAAAGTTGAATGTTATTCTCTTCGATATACGACATAGCATTAATGTACTTTACAGCTTCATCTAATTCCTTAAAAGCATGAGTATAATAGTGATTATTGATATAATCTTTAACAAAAGGAAATTTAATTATAATTTTATTATCTTCATCAAAAGTATCAGATTGCATCTGCATACCCGCAGGAAGATAATTAAAGTACTCTAAACACTTAATTTTTGCCTCTTTAAGCTCGTCTGCAGGATCAATCTCAATAAATTTTTCATACTTCTTAAGAATAGCATTTACGAATTTTGATTTAAGCTTTCCTGCAGCGGTTATACTAACTAATGTATTCATTAAATCTTTATTAGCACAATACTTACTTTTCCTAGTCTTCTTTGCGTAATCAAGTAAGTCCTTATCCGCAACATAAGTATCAAGGAAAGGCTTAACTTCTGTATTTAAATCTTTCCAGATAGAAGAATACTTATCTAATGTTTTGTAATAAGACTTAGGAAAGATAAAGATAGAGTTATTATCATCAACAATCTTCAAAGTCTTAAGGGTCTTATTAATCCCGCTATCACCAACAACATTATTCGGGAATGATAAATACCCGTGCCTAGAATAGGCGGATACATCACTCATGTAGTAGCCGCCCTTAGCTAATTCAATAGGGCGATAAAGAGAATTATCACGGGAAATAGAATTGACACTATTTCCAGAAGCAACATACGCTTCTACTTCATCGACCTTAAAGCCTTTAAGAGTTCCCTTAGATTTTTGAGCTTTAGCGGCAGGAACAACAACAGGCTCTTTAAGAGAACTAGAAAGCACGCACTTAAGAAGATTAGGCTTTCCTAATTCCTTCTCAAGGGCATCATTAAGCTTCTTAGCTACGTCTGTGCCTGACAACACAACAATTCTTCTAATTGGACCTAATTCCAAGGCATTTTCATTTACTAATGAAGTAAAATCACAAGTAAATGTCTTGTCCATTACAAGAAGAATGGTTTGGGATGAATAATCATATCCATCTTTTGCTTTACGTCCAACCAGAATAGAACTATCGAATACTATAGTATCGTACTTAGAACTTGAAGAAGGATTAGAACCTCTGGCTAAATTATGAAGATACCCATTGTTAGCATAGTAATCGTCCTTAACCCATCTAGATGCCGATCTAACTCCACCGTAATATCTACCAGTAGATTTCTGCATAAGATGAATAGCGTCTAACTCAGGACAACTATCAATCTTAATAGTGGGCCATTCTAATGGCATACACTTATATGTAATATCTATTTTATTAGTGCCAAATAGAAAATTACCTGAAATCTTGTATGATTTAAAACTAGTCAAAGCATCATACAGATTTGTATACGAATTAATTTCGTTAGTCGCAGAAAGCTTAAATTTCTCTTTAGTAGTTTGATATAAATTATTAAGAAATGCAATTACAGGCTTACTGTAAGAAATTTCCTCTCTACCAGCAGTAACTTCAATGCTACCGATAGGAACATCAATAATAGTAGACCATTCTGTATAATGCCCATACTTACTTCTAAGAGGAGTATTAATCATCCCCAAATTAAGAGGATAAACAACGTTACCCTGTCGAATACTAACCTCTCCAATATCCGAGTTAAAAGCATACACAGCGACATTATCAACAGTATCAATAAGAGTTAAAGGCTTAGCATAATGGCTACTTGAATTGCCCGTAACAGTAGGAAACGGCGTAAATGTAGCATAAAACTTAGCTGCAGTTCTAACGAATAGATTAACGTCCTCATTCTTTACTGGAACATTAATCTCGACACCATTTACAGCATTCGTAGTCTCAATATGCATACAAGTGATACTAGGCACTCCCTTATCATTCTTGAATGCAGTATAAATACGCTTCTCACCGTTGTAGATAGACGTAACAGTAAAGCTATCCACATAGCTGAACGGGCTCTTAGAGCCTAATCCAAACGCCCCCACAAAGTCATTAGAGCTAGACTTAGTGCTGGCGAAATAAGTGCTGTAGAGGTTCATCACGTCATCATGGGAAAGCCCCACGCCTTCATCCCGAACGCTTAGAAACGGCTCTAATGGCGTGGGGAGATGTACCCAAATCGGCACATCCTTCTTACCCGCCGCAATATGAGCGTCATAAGCATTGCAGGACAATTCCCGAATAACCGCTAATGGCTTATCCTTATAGAGCGCCGAACTTAGCAGATCGAATGCTTTAGCATTATTTCCGTCAATTTTAAAACCGACAGAATTTAAGCCTTCTGACAATTCCATTTCTCTAGTATCTGAAGTTACAATCATTATAAATCCTTAAGATTGATTTTTGCCCAAGCATACAATTTTTGTATGTCAGAAAAAGACATATTATTTTTTAATCTATTAGCTTTCATTGAGAGAATTTGAACATTTCCAGGAACGTATCCTTTCGTACTATCTATTCTGTCTATGGACATAGCATCATCTGGAGGATGATTTACTTTTGTACCTATATAACTTTTTAACGGAATACCGAACACAGGACACACTTCTGGAATTATTATGTCCATTTCCGTAATGGAGTGTTCTAAATTTCTATTTTTGGCTCTGCCTCTAGTTATATCTACAAAATATTTTCTTAAATTATTTTTTCTTTTCAGATACCATTCATGTCTATATTTTATGACATATTCATTTTTTAAATATTGCTTTCGTTTTTGTTTTTCTATTTCAGTATTTTTAATATATTTTCTTTTGACGACATAATTATTTTTATTATATTCTCTTAAACATTGCACACAACATCTTGTCTTTGTGTACCTAAGTCCATCATGACCATACTTGCATGATTTTCCTACATAAAACTCTGTATTTGTTTTTGATTTATATTCTTTCATAAGAATAACATACTCCCTACTAATGGGAATATATTATCATATCTAAATACAAACATCAATCTTTACAAAGATAAGCATAAAATGGTACGCCCTGTAGGACTTGAACCTACATCACTCACCAATCTAGTGAATAGCTTTCGCTGCCGGCTTATAAGGCCAGGGTTTTACCATTAAACTAAGGGCGCTTATTATATTTGTATGTACCTTTAAGTACTTCCAATTGCCAAGGAAGTAATCCAGCTAAAGAGAGATTTCGTCGTCATCATTCTCTTTATGTAAAATACTTCCGCGAGGCGCAATATCAGCATTCCCTAAATCTGTGTAATTATATCCTGCGCTCTCCAAAACCCTTAAAAGTTTGTTATACATATTAATAGTAAATTTATTGGTCATGTTATTAGCATTAACTCTAGGTGCAGGAATGACAGATTGTAATATGCCGCTAGAAGTACTATAAAATTCTTGTAAAAGTAATGCTAAAACACCCATTTCCTCTTTAGTTAATTCTAGAATAAACTTATCTTCTGTAGTAATAATATCATAAGTTCTATTAAAAATGGACTCTATTCTAGTTTTATGAGCAGGATCATTTCGCTTCGGGATATGAGTTACTTGCATTTATTTATGTCTCACAATATTCCATACATTCCACATAGAAGTAGCACAAAGTAAAACAACACATAAAACTAAAGCAAGTATACCTGAACCACTTACAGTTAAAGTAATCATATTACTTACCCCCGCGCTTCAAAGAACCTCTATTCTTATTAGCTCTTTCAACATGATTGATCCTGTGCTGCGCTGCCTTCTTATGACGATTGCGCCACTTACTTAGCCTGCGAATATTAGAAGGCCCAACATGAAAACCCACAGGATCATTATTAGAATTTTCAGACATAGAAACTCCATAAAGAATTGATTTGAAAAATCAAATTTGCTGAGTACAGATAGGGATTAAATTTTTCTGTTCAAGCCTCTTGAAAATAAAATTTTCTCTCTACGTAAGTATTTAAGATATTATAATATATTATATAGTTATGTATATATTCTTATAGTTATAATATATTTTAATATGATATCTTGTATAACTATTTATTTAAATATATTATAACAATTTCTATAGCATATTTAAGTAAAGGGTTTTGAGAGTTTTATGAAAGCTCGTAGGAAGCCCGTACAGCGCTGCTAGACGGGTTAGGGTACTCTGACTAGCCCTAACCCATCAGCGATATTCTAGATTATTCTAATGAGTTTTACGGAGCCCCTTAAAGTCTACGGGAAGTGAGAGTATCCGCAACCTTATCGATCCCCTTACGGATATCCTCAATAGAATAAGGGGTCAAGTCCTTAACGTTATCAGTAAGCGCACTAACAAGGCTCAAAGTTGCGTCGTCGCTATTGTCCGGGTCAAGTTCCCGAATAGTGTTCTTAAGAAAAGCCCTAAAGCTATCCCCGAGACCAGCAACATCAACACTACCATCAACAGTAGCGACAACCTTCTCGTAGCTATCACTCTTAATTAGAATGTAAGAACCAATATCCATAGGATCAATCTTAGTGATCCCAGGATTATTAATAACAAAGAAAGTCCAACCAAGCGTGCTAAGAGCCTTAGACTTGATATTATCAGCCTGGGTGTTATCGTTTGCAGCGTTCATTTTAATATCTTTCTGTAAAAATTACTTAATTATCGGACAGCTTCAAGTTCAGCCATAGTGAAATTGCGAATATCTTGGTAGCGTCCACTAAGGATAACTCCAAGAATATCTGCCATTTCTGCCACGCTATCAGAAGTACGCTCATCAAATTCAGTAATAATCGCATTACTGTCATTAATCTGCCTATGTGCCCTACCCTGAGAAACCATGCGACGATTTCCTGCAGCAATATAGGCGTCAAAATGAGCACGGTCATTAGCAAGGCAAACCTGCCTATTACCGTTAAGCTTATTAGTGAGAATAAAGAAAACGCTGGTATTCGGATTAAAAGTCATTCTACTTTCGCTTTCCTAAGTTGTAAGTTGGATCATTTTTGTAGTATTGAGGGTCTTTGTATTTAATGTGCATAGCTTTAGGAGTATCGTAGTATCTAAATGAACGCTTGCACTTTTTATGAAAATCTTCTGGCCTATATTTAGTATTTCCAAGTAAAATATAAGCGTTAGGGTCAATAGGCGCTAATCTTGTACCAAAATCCTTAGGAACCTTTAAGGGACGCCTAGGGCACAGTTTCATTTTAGTACTCAATGTCCACAGAGATAAGAGAAGGGATTTTGCTATTCTTACCCCAATTCTGCCAACAGGTAATTGCAATATTTTCCTGATAGACAGTTACCTTATCCATTCCCTTAGCAGCATGGGGATAACCATTGTTATCAAGGATTTCGCGAAGCTTAGTGTTAAACATTTTTAATAACATCCTAATTTAAATGTTAAAGATTAGCCAGCAGCTTTCTTACCCCCGCCGCGAGACTTCCACGCATCGTACAACATGCGTTCCCAGGGGCACCTAGAGGTACGCCAACGGGCCTTCTTATCGTTCTGGGCTCCGTTACCATACTTCTTAACTTTGAGAAAGCCTGTCTTATTACCACCAAGGAAAACCTGAGCAATACCAGATTTAAGCTTAATAGCATTGCTAAAATCAGGATTATCAACAATCAAGCTGACAACCTGCCCAGGCTTTACTTCAACATTTTCGTGATAAGCTTTAAAGACAGCATTATTAATCAAACTATTCATTTTAATTCGACCATTTGTTAGGGTTGTGAATTGAACACAAGACTTTAGGTATGTTATAATATGGAGGTTCGGATGGGATTTGAACCCACATTTGCAGCTTTCCAGTTACGTTTACAAGCTTAGAAGGCGAGCACGGCTACCGAACCGAAAGGAAACCAATGAATTTATGTTTTACTTGTAGTGCAGAAACATCAAACCCTAGATTTTGTTCTAGAACGTGCTCTGCTATAACTAATAATAAATTATATAAGAAAAGAACAACAAAAAAAGTATGTATAGTGTGTAATAAAAAAGTTAGTTCTTACAAAAATTCTAGATGTAATAAATGTAAATTAGAATATGAAAGAAATTTAAGAGAAAACAAAACTATTGAAGAATTTAAAAATTCTCCATCAGTAAAGAACAAACATCCTTCATGGGCATCAGTTTATATTAGACATATGTGCAGATATAGACACAAACATCTAACAAGATTGCCGTGTGCCAAATGTGGATATACTAAACACGTTGAATTAGCTCACATAAAGCCCGTGGCATCTTTTCCCCCAGATACATTAATTAAAGAAGTGAATGCGAGTACTAATATTATTCAACTTTGTCCGAATTGCCATTGGGAATTAGATCATGGATTAATCCAACTGAGCTAAAGGGCCGTAATCCATTCAGGAATTGGTCTATTCGACCATTTAAATAAATGCGTCTTACCGTCTCTATAATAATTTCTGTATGCTTGCACAGTATCATCTGTTTTGTATTGGTCAGGCATACATTGAGGAGGATCATAAAACTTTAAAAGATTGAATTTACCTGCATCTATAGTTTTAATAATATCCTCACACTTATGCACTTTATTATATCGGTAAGTGTATTCTGCACATAAGGCAATACCATACTGCCTAAGCCACTCAAAATTATTTATGCTTTGTGCAGTCCAAATAGTACAAGGATGTTTTGCGTGAGTTAATTTATAAGGTGCAGCACCGCCGTTAATAATAGCAGCACTACATAATAGTTGTGCAGTCTCTAGCGGCATCTTAACCACATGCTTATCAACTAGATACTGCACAGATTTATGAATATCTCTATCTAAGTAGAATATGTTCATGATAAAGCGCGGGACGAGTGCATGAATGTCATCCTATTGTTTATTTCATCTAATGGTTCTCTAATAGTTTCCTGAACACTATTTCAGGGCCTTACTTAGAGAGCATACTAAATCGCGCAATAAATTGGTGCCCGCAGAGGGACTTGAACCCACACGCCATTACAGCGAGACGTTTTAAGCGTCTTGCGTCTTCCTATTCCGCCATGCGGGCTTAATTAAAATTACTTAACTAGAGTATAAATACTGTTACGGGTTTCAATCTCGCCGGTTTCCTCATTATGCTTAACGATATATGAGGTATGACCATGCATCCCAGCAAATTGCGGATGGTCAATAAAAATGCCTTCGATAATGTATCCAAGCCCAAAGGCAGGGTTACAATGGGTCTTAACCCAATCAGCAATACGCCCCTTATAGGGCTTATCATCGTTGCGAGTAGCTTCAATGCGTTTATTAGCCTCCTCACCACCCTCAAGATACTTACGAATATCATACTGCATGATTAATGTCCCTGAATGATAGGAAGCGCAACAAAGAACGCAATTCCCAATGTGATAATAAGCCCTAATATTTCTATAGTGTTAGGCATAATTAAAACCTTATAGTAAACATAGCAACAGTCATATAATTATTCTTAGCATAATCTCTGATAGCTTTTTTAGTCTCTACTAAGGTTTCCTTAGGAGTAAGCATTTCGTACACATAACAAGAATTATCTTCTAAGTAATGCATATTAATGCACAATAAGAAAGCTAGAGTAATCATATTACCGCCCATTACTGTATTGTTTAGAAGTAGCCATAACCTCTTTATTATTTGAAGGGTCGCGAAACCCTGGCGATAACTCTATTAAGTATTCCGCAGTCCTAAGCAGTACAGTTATTTGTAGCTGTACTATGGTCAGCTTAGTACAATTATGTTTTTGTTCCTTCCACAAGGATGCGGAATTAATGTGGCGCGAAGTAGAGAGCGTTTGGAAAATTCCTACTTTATTAAACCCGTTTATCACGGTTTCTATGCTCTTAAGTAGCTCACCCCTGATATACTTAAGAACATACGCGCTATAATACAGACGGTTTTGCTACCCGTAAGATAACCGAAAACTTAGGGATTTAATAGGGCTTCTTGAGTTTCCTATTAAGGAGTATATTAGTTTGCCGTCCCAGGCTCTACTATTACACAAGCCTTAAGGCCATATGTAAGGTCTTTTAAACCCGCAGAATATTTTTACATCAGCATTTTGGACTTACATAACACGGCCACTTGTCAATAAGCCACCGCTAAACATTGGCTTAAAGTTACTCTGATTTCTCAAAGAATGCATATAGTAAAACCACCCGTCGCACGGCAATAATAAAGGGAAGCATAGGCACGCCCTATCTATGCGTTTACGTGTCGCCTCATAGTTTCCACAGAGGCTTCCCAATTTTGTAAGGAAGTATGAAGTATTTATTATTCATACATTCGCAACATATTTCAATTGCAACCTTGCCCTATAGTTTAAGTTCCACAAGGGCTTCCTGAACAAGTATGTGGCTGCATCCCTATAGTCTTTAGGGACCACTTCGGGAGATAGCTAGGCTCCCTCGAAAGGCTCCTACAAGGTGACTAAACCTTGCACTCAACACCTTTACCACTGGTAAATCTAACAAGACCTAGACCAAGACCTAGACCAAGACCCAGACCCAGACCTAGACCACGACCTAGACCCAGACCACGACCACGACCAAGACCCAGACCCAGACCACGACCCAGACCCAGACCCAGACCCAGACCCAGACACAGACCCAGACCCAGACACAGACCACGACCTAGACACAGACCACGACCTAGACCCAGACCCAGACCCAGACCCAGACCCAGACCAAGACCCAGATCGATATTTGTTACGTTTAGAAATCATCGAGGATTTCCTTACTTCAGAATGCCGAAGCTTTCCACGCTTGAAAGCTGAACATACCAATCGTTAGGAAGCCTCTGAGCATCTTTAAAAGTCTTACTCGTAAGCTCTCCGGTCTCATAGACAATTCTGGCTTCGGAAAGCTTGATGCAAGTATCGTTAATGCCGACAAGCTTTCCGGCATAGATATACACATTACAGAAAATGGTTACATTCTTCCCTAAGAGAGCCTTAAGCCCCTCGTTCTCGACTTCTTTAGTGATTACCTGCATAACATTCTCCTGTAAGTAATTTAAAATTATCTCCCTATTCCTGTCGCTTTTTGCTATCTCAATCGGGCTTAAACCTATTACAGAGAAAGCTGCATTGAATAGCACAACAGTCTTTTAAGCGGGAACCGTCACATAGTAGGGACAGCCTCAAGGGGTAGGTTAAGGGTTAATTAATTAACCACTAAGGATATGTAATCCTATACAAATGCTATACGTAATTTAATTAACCCTTAATGAAACCTATCAGAGCATTTCTGTCATACCTAGTATTGACTAAAATAAGTCTACTAAAATGTGGCTAGGCGTAGTCTATACCCTGATAGGTTTCATTAAGGATTAAATGATGCAAGCCCCGCCCCGCTATGCATCGCGGTTTCCCATCTACTAGGTGTTAATCTAGTCGCAATGTAAAACCTTACCATATTAAATAAACAAACGAATTTGTTTTTGCTGATCCAGGCAACGGCAATCTCTCGCCAACCCACCTATTTTAAACCTAGCCTATTACCGGACTAGATGCCTGTACTTCTACAGGAAAGGCCCCTTAAGGTATTCGCCCACCTTACTCGGGATATTGGCTAGAGAGTTTAAAGAGAACCTAGCTCGCCTCTTGCTTAGTGATTTATAGAGCCGTCTAAGTGGCCGGCTTAGTATTTATGACCGAGAGTTCACTAGAGCCCTCAAAGGTTGTAAGGTTCCTGATTAACTAGTTAGTGCCTTCCTTACATACCCATTAATTTATTCTATCTTGGCAGAACCTAGATCACCTTGAAGGCTCTTGTGTCGCTTCTTAGTGATCTAGGTTTCCCCTGCCGACAAGTGAAAGGTAATCTGGATTGAGGCCGGTTGCAAGCGGTATTTTTGATGTTTTTCGTAAATTTTTGTTTAGCCTACGTACACTTGCCTAACAAGATACCCATAATCCCTCTTAAGAATTTTTGCGTACCATTTAGCGGAGGGATGCTTTACATTAACCCACTCATGATAAGTGTTGTTATAGTACTGCCATTGTCCTTGCATAATTAAACCTTCTCTTTATACTTGTTAATTAGCCTCTCAGAAGACATCATAAACTCATCAATAAGTTTATTTAATTCTTCACAATATATAGCATCGCTTTCTTCCGAAGTCTTAGCATTAATAACTAAAGCCTGAGCAGCTTCAAGCCCACTAATAGCTTGTGTTTCAGGACACCAAGTATTCTTATAGGGCATTTATTTTCTCCTAAAGAAAAAGGGGGAAATTAATCCCCCTAGTGTTTCGACCATTTAATTAGTTCTAGCACTCCATCACAACGATACCAAACTCGGTGATAATCGTAACCCTAAGCGGAATGGCAGGATTAGCGAGCACGTTGCTCAGTTCCTTTTCGTTCTGCACAGAATACCAAACGCCGTTCATCTTATAGTCATAAGTGACGAGCATTTAATCCTCCCTATTTAATCGGGACCATTCCCGAATTAAGAACCACCCTGGCCCTTATAAAGCCCCTAGAGATATCTAGAAGCTACGATAAGGGTCTAGCGTGCCCTGCCAATGTTGCTCAAAATTGCGCGCGCAATATCCCCATGGAAAACAGCAACACGCACACCAGTAGGAACCCATAAAGGAAATACTTTCTCTATGACTTCAAGCTCGTGCCCATCCGCCTGTACAACTAATCCCTCAGAATGTTGAGCAAGCTGATTAAATCTCTTATCCCAAATATTAAAGGGAACATGATAATCTGAGCCGTTAGGCATATCCTTGGTAAAAATCACAAGCATTTTATCACCTTTTGTTAGGCTTAATTAAGGGGAGAGATTTTTATTATCCCTCCCCAAAATTAAGCGCAACTAATCAGCCGATGGTGAGGTTGCCCTTGTCATCCATGGCGGCAATGACGGGAGCCTCGGGAGCCCATTCCTTAGCCTGTTTGAGAATATCACGCTTGTTACCCTTGAGGGTAGAAACGCGACCGTCAGCGGTAGACACGCGGTAGAAGACATCGTTGGCGGTAGTGACGCACGCGAGGAAAAGAGATTTCTGCATTTGTGTGACCTTTCGAGTTGACGTTGAGTTGTCAGAGTTGATGTTAGACATTTTGTAGCGGGCCATTGGATTTCTCCGTTCGTCTGGATAGTCCCCCCTGGCTGACTAGAAACTTAAGCTACCCCATCGAACATTGCAAGCGGAAAAGTTTGTAATTTTATTTCTTATTCGTAAAGCCCTTCATACTCCTCTAATAGCTTGCCCTCGTGAGTGTCTACCACTTGCGTCCAGCTATAAGGCTGTCTTCCCCATGCCTCCGCATATGCCTTAGCCTGTTCCAGCTTAGCAAAGTCAAATTGGAAATCTCTAAAGCCTCCCTTGACCATGCTACGCCCAGGTACATCAACACCCCCAAAGACCCAATACCGTTCACGCATTTGGAAACTCCTCTAATAAGTGGTTATTTCTAGCTCGACCATTGAATAAGGACAAAACAAATTTGTTTAATTAAATTCGACTCACATATTAATTAATTTTTATTAGATAAAATTTTAGACAATTCATAAATTTATACGCTCTAGCGTATATCAATCCGATATAGCTTTAAAAACTCATTAGAGCGTCACCAAAGGCATTAAATAATTTTGGCTAGGTCGCATAGGGCAAACCTACTGAAAGCCCTTTCTAGGCTTTCTAATAGGCTTTTCTTAGCTTTCCTTATGATGCCCTGGGGGCGGAACTAAGCCAGGGCTTTGCATAAGCAAGGCTTCTTTGAGCGTTACCCAAGCCCTTACCCAGGTGCAATCCCTTGGGCGATAAATCCAAATTTCCACTAAATTTTCCATAGATTTAATCCTTATTCAAACGTGATAGCATCCCCCCAAGGGGAAGCCTTCACAAGCCTTTGGATATACGCAACCGCACCCTCTACCGTTGCACCCTCATTCCCACCGATGTTGGCGGGGATCACAACGGAATTAGGCAATACAAATTCAGGCTCAATGGTCTTGGGGTAGCCCATACCAACTCCTTCCCAAGGCAAGGTGGGCTCACTTTCCCGAATAAAGAAGTTAATACGCCTGAGCATGGCAGGGTGCGCCATAGGGAAGGCTAGAGCGTCGAGATTAAGAGGCTCGGAAGCTTCTTTGAGCAGAACCGTAATCAAAGCCTCGTAGCTTCCCCAATAGGCAACTATCTCAGTTCTAAAGCCTGAACTTTCCAATTGATCGACAACGCCTAACATAGCCCCGCCGATGTTGGTTATATTCTTAGCGGGAACAACGGCGGAATAGCAGATATTATGATAGAGCCTGATTACAGGCTTAGTCTTAATATCTGCAGGGTTAGGCGACCACATATTCATAGGATCACCTGCGACAGCGGCAGGAATAAAAGGGAAAGCCCCCGCAACGTCTAAGCTTTGATTAGGAGCGTTAGAGTTTTTTGTTACAGCGTGCGCGACATTGAGTGCATTA